TGTAAATGGTGCTTCATATTCTGATACAGGAACTTCTCCATATAAGTATATTGCCTACTGCTTTGCAGATGTAGAAGGATTCAGTAAGTTTGGTTCTTACACAGGTAATGGTTCTACTGATGGTCCATTTGTATACACAGGATTTAGACCTGCATTTGTGATGGTAAAGCGTGCCGATGTTGCAAGCGACTGGTTTATGCTTGATAATGAAAGACCTACATTTAATGTAATCGGTGCAGGCAATGGAGGGCAGTTACCTGCAAACCTAACTTACGCTGAAAGCACACTATCTACTTATGCTATTGCTGATTTATTAAGTAATGGTTTTAAAGTTAGACATGACATGACTTATGGATATTGGAACGCATCAGGTGGAACTTATATTTACATGGCATTTGCCGAAAACCCATTCAAACATTCTTTAGCGAGGTAATTATGTATAAATTAGGAAATTTAACACTCAGAATTGGAAGGTCATTCACAGTAGGTGATGTGATGTATCCTTCTAATTGGTTACAAAAATCAACAGAAGCAGAAAGAACTGCTATCGGTATTATATGGGAAGCAGATCCAGTTCGTGCTGATGACAGATACTACTGGGATGGTGACATTAACAATCCAAAAACATTAGACGATGTCAACGAAGTAGATGAAGATGGTAACCCAATCTATGTTCAGGAATATGATGCTACTGCTAACAATGGTGAAGGTGGCATGGTAGACACAGACGAACAGTTAGTTACTCGTGGTCTTAAATACACAATGAAACAACAAGTAAAAGATACAGCAGGTAAACTACTAGCATCTACAGATTGGTATGTAGTTCGTAACTCTGAAAAGTCTACTGCTATTCCTGCTGATGTAACTACTAAGCGTGATGCTATCAGAACTGAATGTGATAGATTAGAAACTGCTATTGCAGGAGTAACAACTGTAGAAGCATTAATAGAGGTAATGAATTCTCAAGACTGGGGTGAATAATTGGCAACTCAACGAGTTCAATTTGGTGAATGGTTACCTGACCAACCTTCTATTGCAGGACAAATGATAGATGTTAATAATGTCATTCCTCAAGCGGTTGGTTATGGTTCTATTGCCAGTGCTGTAGATTTATCTAATAATGCAGGTGAAAGTTTAACTTCTGTATTTGCAGGTAAGTTTAATACAACTACACAGTTATTTGCAGGCGGTGATACCAAACTCTTCCTATACGATGGTGCAACTAAAGACCTTAATAATGTATCTAAAGCAGGTAATTATACTGGTGCAGGTATATGGAGATTTGCACAGTTTGGTAATGTTGTATTAGCAGTTAATAATGTAAATAAAGTTCAAGCATGGACTGTAGGTTCATCTAGTAACTTTGCAGATGTTGATGCTAATGCACCTGTTGCTAAATTTATTACTGTAGTGCGTGACTTTGTAGTGACTGCTAACCTAGATGGTGGAACTAATGCTAACAAAGTGCAATGGTCTGACATCAACGATGAAACAACATGGGTATCAGGAACAACCTCGCAATCTGATTATCAGATAGTGCCTGATGGTGGAAATGTGACTGGTTTGGTTGGTGGTGAGTTTGGATTAATATTCTCAGAACGCTCAGTAACTAGAATGTCATACATTGGTTCACCATTGTTCTTTCAGTTCGACACCATATCAAGAGGATTAGGTTGTATTTCAGAAGGATCAGTAGCACAATACGGCAACATCTCTTACTTCTTATCAGATGATGGTTTCTATTCATGTGATGGTAATTCAGTCAGAGGAATTGGCACAGAAAAGATAGATAGATACTTCTTTAAGAACGCAGACCTAAATAAGTTTGATTCTATCTCTAGTGCTGTAGACCCTGTAAAAAATATTGTGGTATGGAACTATCCTAATGTTCAAGGTGGTCGTTCATTAATCATCTATAACTGGCAATTAAATAAATGGTCTAAATCTGATTCTACTTCTGTAGACTATATTGCATCTCTAGCAACTTCAGGTATTACACTAGAAGGTTTAGATACATACGGAACAATAGACTCATTGACATCATCATTAGACTCAAGAGAATGGGTTGGTGGTAAGTTGCTCTTTGGTGGAGTAGATGGTGAAAAGATTGTCACATTTACTGGCACAAACATGACTGCTAAATTAGTAACTGGTGACTTAGAAGTAGGATTTAACAGTTGTGCTAACTTAGTCAGACCACAAATACAAGATGGTTCATCTACAGTGAGAATTGCATCACGCAAAGAACTAGATGATATTATTACCTTTGGTTCATCTGTTACAACCTCATCTGAAGGTCGAGCAGGTGTAAGAAGTTTTGGTCGTTATCATCGTGTAGAAGTTAATCCTACTGGTAACTGGACACACGCAATAGGAGTAGATGTAGACATCGTCCCTAGAGGAATTCGATAATGTTTAGAGTCTTACCTTATCAAGGTGGAACACCTCGTGAAATATCAGAAGTCGTAAACAATGCGATGAATGGTAAAACAAACAACACAGGCACAATTACATTAGATACAGGTTGGGCAACAACAACGACACTATACGATGAAAGAATTGGTTTTGATTCTGTTATTTTATTAGCACCATTAAGTGATAGTGCAGAAGCATCTACAGCACCTTATGGTGAGTTTAGTAAAAACACAGACCAGTTAGCACCAAGTTCAGGAAATACGGCAGTAGTTGAATGGACTACAGAGCATGAAGTCAATGGTATGTATTTAGATGCAACAAATACATCAAGAATATATGTTAGAAATGATGGCATATATGAAGTAACATTTTCATTGCAATTAGCAAATGCTAACAATGATGCAGAACACGCAGATGTTTGGTTTAGAGTCAATGGCACTGATGAAGCAGACTCAGGAAAAAGATTTGGTTTGCCAGCAAGAAAGTCTACTGGTGACCCATCACACTTAACTGGAACAGCAAGTCATGTGTTAGATTTAACAGCAGGTGATTATGTAGAGATAGCAGGTGCAACATCCTCTACTGATGTTTCTTTAGAGCATTTTACTGCAACAACAACAACACCATATACAAGACCTGCAATACCATCTGCACAAGTTAGTTTAAAATATATTGCACCATATAGCATGGATAATGTGTATGTTTCTGCTCAACAAAAAGGTCAGGCAACTATTACACACTTTGCTAACAACACATCGAACAAGACATATGGGTATGTTATTATAGGGTAATGGATACTAATTTATTTATAGTCCCTACTAATCATGTCCATCAATTTTGGAATTTAGCAGAATCACACTTACAAAAAGCAATTGATACAGGCAATGGTGAATTTACTATTGATCAATTACGTCAATTTGTTTCACAAGGCAATTCGACACTTTTATTAGTTATGAATGATAAAGTTTGTGAATGTGCATTTACAGTCCAATGGGTAAATTATCCTAATGATCGTGTTGCTTATATTACTTATATAGGTGGCATAACTAATAAAAAATGTTGGGATCAATTTCTTACATGGGTAAAAAACAATGGTGGAACTAAGGTTCAAGGTTCTACTGCTAAACAAAGTATCGTCAGATTATGGCGAAAAAAATTCGGATTAGAACCTAAATATACGTTAATGGAGTTAAAATTATGATACATGATTATTTCCCAGAGTTAGATGGTAACCAGTCCATCGACAATGGAAAAATGGGTAGACAACTATTTAAAGGTGGTGGAGGAGGTGGTTCGTCTACAACAACACAACAACAACAACTAGATCCAACTGTTCGTCCATTTGTTGAATATGGTTTACAAGAAAGTAAACAACTTTATCAATCAGATACTCCACAATACTATCCATACCAAACATACGTATCTCCATCTCAACAAACACAATCTGCATTACAAGCAACACAAAATAGAGCATTAGCAGGTTCTCCATTAGTAACTGGCGCTCAACAACAACTTGCTAATACTATTTCTGGTGCTAACTTAGGTATGAATCCATATTTAGCACAAGCATTAGCAGGCACAGCAGGTGTTGCTACACAGCAATTTTATGATGCATTGCAAGGTATTCAGTCTCAGGCATCTTCTGCTGGTCGTTATGGTTCTGGTGCTATGTCAGATTTACAATCTCGTGCATCTACAAATTTAGCAAAAGAATTAACTAATCGTGCTGGTGAGTTGGCATATCAAAACTATGCTAATGAGCGTGCAATACAAGAGCAAGCACTACGAGATGCTCCTGCACTTGCTCAGGCAGATTACCAAGATATTCAACAATTAATGAACGTAGGGCAAGCAACCGAATCATATCAGCAAAAAGCATTAGAGTCAGATATTGCAAGATACGAGTTCGAGCAAAACCTACCTTACAGTAAACTACAAACATACCTATCTTCAGCGTATGGTGCGCCTATGGGATCGGTATCTACATCTGAATCTTCAGGAGGTGGTAAATAATGTTTGAACAATTTTTTGCAAACTTAGGTATTAACTTATTATCAGGAAAAGATCCTCTCAATTCAGTTAAAGATGCTAGTATATCAACATTTACTGGAAATGCTATTAACAAAGGTTTAGATCAATTTAAACTTGGCAGTGAATTAGCAAATCAAGGTGTTCAGAATGCTGAATATGTAAATCCTGCATTATCAAGCACTGCAAATACTGGTGCTGGATATACTGGTGACGTTAGTATGATGCAAAGTAATTTAGGTCGAGTTGGTGAGTTAACACCTCCTCCAATGAACCCAGACATGACTGCAAGATCTATGTATCCATTTCAACAAAATCCAGCGTATAGTCAACCACCAGTAGATGTTGCTGATTTAGGTGCTTATGATATATCGCAAATAAATAACACACAGTTTCCTGACTATACAGCGCAAGCAGGAACTTCTGATTTATACACTGGTGGCGGTGTAGATCAACCTCCATCACTTTTATCAAAAGTTTATGATAAAGGTGTTGATATGGTTAGTAACATCGATGCTGGTGATGTAGCAACTGGCGGTTTGTTATATATGAATAAATTAGAAAAAGACCAGCAATATAAAGATTATCTAAATATGCAACGTGCAAGTATGATGAAGGGTGGTATTACTAGAAGCGCAGATAAACCAACTCCAGCACAAATATTAAAAGTA